CACCTACAATGTAAAAATTCCCGTTCTCCTGCTCCAGAGAGCAGCCGCCCAAATCACTATTTAGCGCATCAATATTTGTCTTTGCATTCGCAAATCCGTTCGAGATTCGCTGTTCAAGGTCGTTCATGTTTTTTGTATTAAACGCATCCCCCTCCTGCGATATCTGCCCCTCGCTGCGGGATACGTCATACGTTGTCGTTTCCCCATTCGCGACATTTCTAAGTAATCTCCTGCCTGCAAATTCCACAAGGCGGGCTTTCCACTCTTTTGGCGTAAACCACGTTTCTGCCATTATAAAATTCCTATTCCTTCCCCGGCGTAGATTTCATCGCCGCAATAATAATAACTGCCCACAACTCGATCATAGACATATTTGACATCGTGCAAGATCCGTTCTATGGCGTTCCATTTTTGATAAGTAATCAGCGGCGGGTCTGGTGTGGCAGGGGTATCTTTCAAAGCACTCCACGCCTCTCGGATCCGCTGCACGTTGTCGCAGATCCGTTTAAAATCACTTACTCGCGGAATCTGATTCGCCCCCCATGTCTTCACCGTCACGCTTACCGCCAAAGTTTCAGCGATCTCACGGATGTTACTTTCGATCCGGTTCAAATCCGCTACATTCAACGCACCCTTCATTCCGGCAGCCCATTCCATTTTTTCTTCTTCGGAGATTGTCCCTGCAGCGTATTTATCATTCAAAACCTTTGCCCGTTCAACGTCCGCCTGCGTTCGGTCATACACCCATTCCATCAGATAATCCCTACCTTCTCATCAGAATACAGCTCGCCGGAATAATACTCTTCTGATGTTATTTTATAATATCCACGGTATTTTGCCGTACCCACAAATCCACCCGTGAGGTCAATGCTGAGGGATTCTATACAGGCGACAAAATTACCATGCATTTGCAAGGTATTTTCGACTTCCGCCCAGTCTCCCGCTTTTTCCTCAGCGGACAAATGGCGTGTCTGAATAATCTGCTGGAGTTGGTAATAATCAAGGATATTGTCAGCGACCTTTTGGGCGCTTTCGTAATTCAAAAGTGTTCCGGTAAATGTCTTCGTGTTCCGCACTTCACCTGACTTTATATGCTCGATTCTGGACAGTGTAGCCAGCTCTGTACCAACATATTTGTGCCCCGTGATCGTGACCTCTGCACGTGCGTTTCCCGCGATTTCCAGCACAACATAGTACGGCATTTGTTTGACAATCCTCCCCGCAGATGCGCTCATGTTCGCTGCCGGGCTTGTGAGCTGAATTGTATGTATCCCCGGATCGTATGTGCCTTTCGTAATCTCGCTTTCCGCCGCGTCCAACACCCACGTTTTATATTTTACGCTTACGTCTGACACATAAGGATCTGCCTTTAACGTCGTGGAAAATTTCCGGCTGCGCGGAATCGTTGTCGATATTTTTCTGGTCGATTTTCGTATTTCGATTCCAGACCGGCGGGATGTGTTCATAATCGCAGCGCAAGCGAACAATACCTCACGCAGAGCTTTTTGACAGGTCTGGATTTTAAGCGTGCCATACAGCGGCGTTTTCGCCACCTCTTCCTCTACTGTATAATCTTCAATCCCTGCCGCTGTCATAATCTCTTCGATCACACTTCCCGCCGTTTCTCCGTCGTATATCCGCCCGTCTTTAAAATCCACATTAGCAAGCATCCCTTTGTAGTCGATCGCCGATATTTGTGTGACGTTTTTTGCGGTACTGTTGGATTCCATAAAAAACACGCCCAGCGGCATCTTCACGCCGTCAACGATTTCGTATGGCAACATTCTTTGCTTTTTCTGCAATGTTTTGTGCAACCCGTTAATGTTTCCAACATTAAAATCATCATCAGTGTCAACAAAGTCAAACGTGAGTTTGTCCGTTTTAATCTGATTACTGATAGGATCTGTGTCATTTATAAGTTTCGCGCTTTTTATGACATCGGGGCCCCAGATAAACGTTGTGCCATACTCGAGATAGTTTAACTTTACATTGTGCCACGGTAGGGCACGTACAAATCGGATTTCAATGCGTCCGTATTCCTCCACCTGGTTTTCGGCAAAATAATTCAGTTTGTCCGGGAAGAAACGTTTTTGCGATTTATATGTACCGCCGAGGTCGTACCATGTCACTTCCATCTCCAGCGGGAATGTTTCCGAAAAATGAAAAGTCAGCCCGATAGAGGTATGATTTTCGGTAAAATCTATTCTGATTACAGGCTGTTTTGTGAAAATTCCATCTGCGCCCGCTTGCACATCCGAAAAAAATGGGATGTCCGTCGGCGTGTCTGGCATTTCGCTAAGACTCCCATCCAACACGAAAAAATTATGTTCCAGTGTAGCGTATTTTGGTGGGCTGCCTTTTGACTTAAACAGCCCCATATCCCCAAAAGCAGCATTGCTCTCTGTGCTTTCTTTTGCATCAGGCAGAGCAGTCGTGTCATACAGATTGTATTCGACATAAGATTCTGTTTTCATCATGGTCTCCTTGCCGGTTCTTTCGCCGTAAACTTGCAGGTAAACCCTTTATAATCAGCGCTATCCTGTGTTATCTTCTCGTATTCATCAGAGACGCTGGATATATAAGCTGTGTATTCGTAATAACCAGGATCTGACGGCAGCGAAATAATATGGAATGGGACGGGCTCTGTAACCTTATCCCAGAAACGTTTATATACGCCATCCGGGAACGAGCTGCTCTTCCCGACCGACATTGTGTAGTTAAAATACACGCCTATCAATTCACGCTGTAGCTCTCCCGTTTCAACTCTTTCGGCGAATTTGTCGAGGAAATCCGCGTTTCTTTTTATGGACACGATGGGGATGTTAAAATACTCCCCATCTATGTATATGCCGCGTGTAAAAATCATCCTCCGATCACCTCCAGATCATATCCTTGCCTGCTTGCTTCCGATAAGAAATCCTGCAGTGTAGCTTGCGCCAGATCTACCCCGTTTACCTGCAAGACAATTTTCGCCGTTCTAAATCCGCCGCCGCTCTCTGCCATTACCTCAGACACAGCCTGTTTTATTGTGCCTATCGGCGCTTCGATGTTGGTCTGCCCTGCCCGCTGGTCGCCCAGAATCGCCAGGAACGGGTTGCCGCCACGGATTACCGAGCCAGATGCAAGCGCCGGGATATCCCGCAGGGTACGAGATGCAAAGCTTTCGTTTATGGCATACGGCTGCGTGGACATTGTTCGCGGCTTCGATGATCCGCCACCAGTAAATGCGTTTTTGATACCGCTGCCGATGTTCTTGATTTCCTCTATAACGCCTGCAATCATGTCGCTAACCCATGTAAAGAAGCCGGACAAGAACGCCTTTATAGAATCCACGACGCCTTCTACTTTGGTTTTAAAAATCGTGAAGATTTCCTGCGCGGTATTCCATGCGCCCTTCCAGTCTCCATCAATCAGCTGCTTAACAACTTTTACAAACAGACGAAATACAGTTTTCATGATGTCAATAATACTTTTTATCTTATTCCAGAAATCGTTGAACGTATCCCAAGCAACCGCCCACGCCTCTTTCCAAAATTCTAAACAATCGTTTATAAACGTCATAAAGGTTGTAAAACCATCAACAATCGTCTTAATTCCAAGTATAATAAACTCTAACAGCACCCCTAATCCTTGCACCAAGAATGGCACTGCGTAGGTCATAATCCAGTCAACAATCGGTTGCAAAATACTCTCCCAAAAAGATTTTAAAATATCCGCAACCAACCCAACTCCTCTTATTATAGCTTCCCAAGCCGGCAGAAAAGACTGCGTAAGAAGCTCTGATATTCTAGTCCCGATTCTGTCGATAACTGGCTGAATGTGTGTATTCCATGCGGTTAAAAAATGGTTGACAACCTCTGAAAGCCCGCTTGTTATACTATCAAATAATGGCTTGATATGAGCGTCGTACATTGCATTCAGGCTATCAAACGCTTTATCTACAGCCGTCTTAAATCCTTCCAGCACGGTTGCTGCGCCGCCTAGTAACCCCTCCAGTGCAGTCTTGAACCCGTCAGCGTTTTCTGTAAACGGTACAATAAGCATTTGTAAAAAGTCCCGCCCCAGTTTAAGCGCAAGTTCAGTCAGCCCCATAGCTGCATCCGCAATGCTTCCTATCAGCGCCGATACAAAGCGGATCCCGTTTTCGCTTGCAAATGCTTCAAATATATAGGCTATACTTTGGAACAAATCCGCCAGAAGGAGGTTTATATCTGCCCCCACGTTAAATGCGGATATCAGGAATTTTTTTATCCGGTCGGTATTGTTTTCGAGATAATCCCCAATCCCGCCGATCAAAGCCGCCGCCAGAGTAAGCCCTATACTCGCCATTGAGCCGGTAAAGGAACCCAACATATACATAAAAGTTTTAAGGAAGTTGTCAGCAGCCCCTATAACCGCAGGGTCCGACCATATCTCTATCCATGCATCACGGATTTGCTGAAGCCCATTTTTGATAATATCTAAGCGGTATTCAAAATCACCCAAGCCATCCCAGAAGCCTTCCGCAAAAGCATCTTTTAACTCTTTTACATAGTCAAGAATAGGTTTCAGATTCTCCAAAATCCCATCAAGCCAAGACTTCACTCCTGCATCAACAGGGACTTCCTCGAACATGTCTTTCGGCTGCGTTCCGCCTCCACCGCCGCCGGAATCATCCTGCTTTTGCAGCACATCCAGGTCATCAAACTTTGCCAAAGCTCCGGCTGCCTTTTTTGCCGCTGCTGCTGTTCCATTCAGGGAATCGTTATAGGAATCCTGTATCTTTTTCGCTCGGATGAACGTGCTTTTCCCGCCAAGGATGGCAATAAACTGCGCCACATATGTTATCGCCCGCGCTATACCGTTTATAAGCGCATTGAGATACGGAATTACCATATGGACGATCGGCGCAAAGGCAGCTGCAAACGCATTCCCAAGTGTAGCCAGCGAATTTTTTAGCGACTGAAATGAATTTGCCAACGGCGCAGAATATTTTGTAAGGTTTGAAAACCCCTTTTGCATTCCGGCTACCATCGCATTAAATGCTTTTGTAATCCAGTTAAATATCAAAAGAGATAATGCGATTCCTTTTAGCCTTGTTGCAAATGTGCTAAACAGACCCGCGCTTTTCTTTGCGCCGGACGAGGCTGTTTTAAATGCTTTATCAGCAGAGCGCTTCATCCGGTCAAATTCTTTTTTGATGGGCTTCTGCTTCGCGTTAAGCTCTGCCATCCTGCGCTTTGAAACCTCTATGTTTCCAGCAAGCTGTGACGCCTTTGCAGACATCTTCTGAAATTCTTCTGTATCTTTTGGAGATACAAACGCGTTGCCGGATGCTTTCTCCGCGTTCATTTTCGCCTTGATTTCATCTACCTTCTGAGCCGCTTCATCCAGTTGGGCCTTGTCCACCTTCGGGGTATATGCCTTCCCGCTGTTCTCCATTTGCTCGAGCTTTTCTTTCAGCTCATCTACACGGTCGGATGCGGCTGCAACCTGTTCATTCAAACTGTCCCATGCACCGCCTGTTTGAGGAACCCCCATGTTTTCCCAGTCTGTCTGACGTGCTACAAGCTTAGACAGTTCTCCTTGCGCTGCAACGAGGTCTTTCTGTAAAGCTTTATACTCAGACGTTGCCGCCCCTTTTTGTGACATACGGGCCTGCAGTTTTGAATACTCAGATTCTGCTTTTTTTAATTCTCCTTGCAACGCTGCAAATTTTTCTGTCGGGATTTTCTTTTGCGAAAATTCATCCATTTTGCGATTGAGAGAATCTAAAGCCGCGCTATCCTTTTTTATGGCATTAGACACGCGCATCATCTGGCTGTTTAAATCTTTTGTTTCAATTTTTGTGTTTATCCGTATCGAACCATCATATTTCGGCATGTCAGCCTCCTGCCTTGACCCATGTCATAAAAGCGTCAACATCTTCCTGTTCCTCTTCTGTCAGTTCCTCTTCCCGCTCTATTGCAAATATGCGTTTCTGCTCCATCAATGCCTGTTTTGCGCGCGTGTCCATCTTAGGATCTATCTTCTGCTGTCGGATGGATATGACATTCGTGTACGCGCATGCCCCGAGGGTTGACAGCAGTCCCATAAACGCCCAATAATGCAGATCAGACCGGTTCAGGTCGATTCCGTACTTTTCCAGAAACGCTGAATAGATGCGCCACTGATCTATGTCAAAATCCGTTACCGGAACTTTATCCTCATTCTTCGGGCGGTTGTCGGTATACCATCCGCTCAGAAACCACCTAAGACCATCTACGGCAGTTTTTAAATCGGGGAAAGAAGAAGGGCTGCTGTCCCCATCCTCTGACGGATACAGCAGCCCCAGCGCTACAGCCAACCTCTCATCGTCGGTCAGAACGGGGTCTTGCAAAGCCTGTGAAATCTGGATTCCTGTCTGGAAGGATCCATCTATGCGAAATCCCTCATATTCTGTTGGGAATTTATCAAGAAGCACATTCCACATTTAATTGCTTCGCGCCCCTTTCCTGTTCGGGTTGTATTTGCTTGTGATTTTCTGATTTCGTTCGGTGGCGAAGCCCTGAAGAATCGGTATGATCTGGTCTAAAAAGTCCGCGATAAGCTCCATTCCAGGGGATTCCACGTCAGGAAACACCTTTTTGCAACACCCGCTCCCAAACAGAGAATCCAACTCAGCGCAGGCCTCTTTGCATAAAGCGTCATACGCTCCGAAGCGTTCCGTGAAATCACTGGAAGAATCATTAGCAATCCTATCGGCTTCCTCGTTTTTTGCATTCAGCCATGCCACAAAATTGTCAAAGCGTTTAAAAAAACTGTTGTCGGAGATGTTGACCGCAATATAATCGCCGTTATCATTGACCTCAATGCGTTTGACGCCACTGTCTACTCGTAAACTTGCTGCTCCCATCTTGTCCTCCTTACTCCGTTAAAGCCCTGTCAGACGCGGGCGTCGCCGTGAATTTTCTTGTGGATACGTTAAACGTTCCGGCTTCTCCATCACCTCTGCCGCCCAGAGTCAGTGTATCTGTCACGTTTGACCCTGCATCGCCACCTGTGCCACCTACACTCACAACGCAGCGACGGCGGACTGCCGGATATTCAGGTCCAGCGCCGGAAACTCTCACGCGGACATAGGATGTTATGGCATCAGCTCCGACGGGCAGCGTGTCTATCATCTTGTTAAACCAGTCCGTAAGATCCTGATCCTCTTCGTCTACGTTCTGCCTTTCAATTTCGATGGACGGCGTATAGGATTTAAGGTCAGTAGATCCGTTTTCCTGATTGATGTACTGTACCGTCTCCGTCTCGGGGTTCATTTCCTCCGTTAAAGAGGTAATACCCGTTCCCAGAAGCCGGTAGTCTGCCGCTGTCCCCTCAGAGGTCGTGTCCATTTTTACATCGACAAAATGTCTCAACAAATGTCTTTTCATTGCTTTTTTCCTTTCTTAAATTTCAGGCTCGATAACATTTTTATAAAAAACCGTAACCGGTAGAACCCAGTCCTGCACGCCATTCTCCTGCGGCTGTGTCCCATATGCGTTCCCGCGTGTTACCCGCTCAACCCTCCGCCCTGCGGTCAGATCTGGGTATATCGCTTTTTCGTACTCTTTCCCTTCAATCCCGGAGGGTTCGTGGCAAAGCCAGCGACCCAGCGTATCCAGGAATTCCAGAATAGTAATTTTCTGTCGTTCCCTTGCTCCCGTGGTCGAACGGTATACTACAAAGCAGGGATACCGGCATTCCTGATATATCCGCCCGAGTATATCTTCTTTTTCTGTATACACCAGCGCCCCGGAATCATTGGAAAACGCAATGCCATCTTCAGTCCCAAGCTCCTCAAATTTAATTACTTCATCTGGATACAGCCCCGGAAACTGGTTAAGCAGCGACTTCATCGCCGCCGTCAGAACATCATATCCAGTAGCATCATTCCCGATAGGTTCAGCCACCTTCACCACCTACTTCCCTAAGATTTCAAAATGCGGGATTACCGTATACGGTCCTCCCACTGACGATATCAGGTAAACAAAATCTTTTTCGGCATTCATAAACGCATAAAACCCTTCATATCGCCTGTCTGTATAATCTGCATCGTTCACAGGACTGTCCCCGTCCCATGCTCCTACCATAAAAAAATCTGTAGACGGATTAAATGTAATGCTGTCGGGCAACAAATCGTTGACCTGTCTGTTCCATTCCTTCGGCGGAAGCCACGGCAATTCTTTTCCGACGGTATCAACAATAATTTTTCTCCCGTTCTTGACCCCGAACGGGATATGTAACTGTGCGTTATCTGTACTGTCTGGACCGTACAGCTTCATAATCTGCCCCCGGTCAGTCTCCAGATGCACGCCGGAAAGCACATGAGGATACCAGATGGCGGCGGTGCTGGATTCGTAAAAATTGAATATTGTCACTATCGCATCATTCATCGGTATCCCTCATTTCACAAAGAGCTTCGTTAAATTTATCCGTAAACGCCCGGATTCTCACGATATTTCCCATGCATTCCTCTGGCACAGAACCGTAAAAGATGATCGTCTCCGGCTGCAACCGCCTCACCATTTCTTCATACCCTGCCAAAAACAGCGCCTTTTTTTCCTTGCTGTTCATGCAGCCAACAGAAGATACCGCCACGGTTCCGCCCTCCGGCTCTCCGTCAAAGCACCAGTCAAATGAGTCCAGCGTGCTCCATGAGATCGTCGGGATAACCTGTATTCCTGCCTCCTGCATATACGCCGCACACCAGTGTTTCCGGTAGTGGTTGTATATTTGCATGACCTTAGGAAAATCTGTATAGGTAGAGAAATCTGGAGACATTACATAGCGAAATCTTTGAAGCATCGGGATATACCGGTCTATGTTTGACCACAGGCGGCAAAACTGGTAATCATCCAAAAAGAAATGAACACCTTTTTCAGATGGATTTTTGCAAGATTTTGCATAATTAAATCCGATCCAGTCACAACCGCCTTCATAAGTCACAGGGGATATTTCCGGTATGACATACTCTCCAACGCCGTCAAATATCCTGCGTTCCAGATTGTCGTAACTGCGACTGGTTCGATATCCCATTCCTACTCGCCTTTCTTAAATCTGCTCCATAATTCTGCAAACTTCTCCCATCCGTACATCGCCACGAAAGCAACTGAAAATCCCGCCAGAATAGCCGCCAGAATCATGTACCAAATAATAGTCTGCTGGATGTACTGCATATATGCTACAAACGCGGTCACTGTAATCCCGATGGACAGGACAAGCACAAGGATATCCGTAGGGATTTTGGCAAGCACGCCTACACCCTTAAATACCTGTGTGATGACCGACACGATAAACGCTAATGCGCCGATAACCGCCAAAATTCCGGTCATATTTGTAAACAACATCTCCATATCTACCTCGTTCCTGCGTACAACAACGGTACGCCATCATCATTTTTCACTCCTGCCAGATAAAGCATTGCCGCATTTGCCAGAAGTTTGTTTGTCTCCTGTGCATCCCCGGACGCCTGGTAGACCGCGCTCCATGCCTTTGCGCCGTTTGCCATTTCAGACGGGGAGGCGTAGGAAATTGATTCAGAACCGGCAGACTTGGAAGTAATTACTCCCGAAGTAACACCGCCAGCCCCGCCGGAAGATGTCCCCCCAGCGGAATACAGCGCTTTCTTCTCTGCCAGCTCCAGCTGATATAATTTGTCACAGACCGCGCACACGGCCTTCTGTACCTTTGTCGCCGCCCTTTCATCAGACGGTAAGCCGTCAGCCAATCGGTCAAAGGTTATTGTGTCCAAAAAGTCACTGGCACGGTCTGCGATACGGTCAAATTCATCCGACGGGATGACATTCCCGTGATAGGTCTGTTCATAAAATGTAAATGTGGTGTATGCCATCTCGTCAGCCTCCTTATCTCTTACTCTTCCGTCTTGTTTCCCCAGAAAGCGGTTCGCCGTCAGTAGTTAGGGGTGTACTGGCGGCCATCAACCCCCCGCCGCGTTTACGGTGATTTTCGCGATACCATCCAGGTATTCCGCAAACAGCACAAGGCCGGTGATCGCAAACGCCTCAGACACGGCGGTGTTGTAGTTGCCCTGTGTGTGGAAACCGATCAGATTCGTTTCTCCGCTGGTCGTGTACACAAGGCCTGCCTTCGCAAAGTCGCTGTCGTTGGGGTCGATGTAATACATCACGATGTTTTCCACCGGTGTAGCGATCACCGTGTCAGCCGGGATCTCGCTGTCAGAAAGGAGGAAAATTGTATTGAACCCCATAAAATCCTTCAGGTACTGGAAGCCGAACTGATTCTGGATGGTGATGTTCGCTGCTCCGAGATACTTGTACACGTCAAGGATGTTCACAAAACCGACAACCCCGGTGATGTTCCGGTGCATCTGCTTAAACTTGTTCTCAACCTTGCCCTTTGCCATCGCAAGTGCCATCTGGAAGGTTGTTTCCTCGGACGTGAGCGTTCCGGTTTTCAGATAGTCGTAAAACTTCTTTGTCACGCCCGCCTGAAGCTGATAGAGGAACTCGTCGTCAGTCATCTGGACAGCGTTGTCATAACCGTGGTCTTTGATTGCTTCAATCGAAACGGCCTTCGCGTACTTCTCGATGGTCATTTCCTGATACTTCTTTTCCTTTACGGTAAATTTGCTATACGGGATATCCTCGCCTTCGCCTACTGCACCATCCTCGAGCGTCCCCTCCGCGTATTTACTTTTCAGCACTGCGCCGGGCTGCTTCTTGATGGGGCGCATAATCCCCAAGATTTCCCGCAGATGCTGCCAGTTGCGTTCAAAACGCGTAACAAAGTCCAGCTCTCTGGCTGTTACCTGTATATCTGTTGTTCCGATTATATTGGCCTTTGCCGCCATAATTGCCCTCCTGCTTTAATTAAATAAACTCATGTTCGCAGCAATTGCAGCCTGACGCTCAGAAGCATCCTTGATGCTCATAATCTGGTCTTTCGTCAGCGCGCCGCCCTGCCCCTGCTTGTTTGTCGGCTGTGTAAAGCGTGCCTGATTCTGCTGTGCTTTCTGCTGCTCATCGTCAACAAATGCCGAAGCGTCCTTTTCCTTCATCTGGGTTATGAGGTCATTCAGTCCGAGGATTTTCCCGTCTTTCAGTTTTAATCCGGCCTCCTTGACTTCTGCCATAATTGCGCGCTTTGCCGCTTCGCTCGAGAATTTAATTCCTTCAAACTCCGTTTTCAGAGCGTCCGTGAAATCTCTCTCATACAGCTGCGCCTGTGCGTTTTTCTCGGCATCCTCGGCCTTTTTCTTCCAATCAGCCAAATCCTTCTGCATTGTTTCAAGGTCAACGCCCTCGAAGCCTTTCAGGGTGCTTTCTGCCGTCTCAGCTTTTTCTTTCCACGTGTCCCGGTCAGTCTCAGCCTTTCCCAGCTTCTTTTCATGTTCAGCTTTCGTGACGTAATTTTCCGCCACCTTTTTCGTAAGGCTTTCCTTTTTGTCCGCCGAGACCTCAATTCCCAGCTCTGTCAAAATTGCTTCAATATTCTGCATCTTTATCCTCCTAAACGTGATTGATTAACCGCCCGTCAGCGGTATGGATTAAGCCCGATAAACCACGGGCGGGGTAGTTGTGGGAAGGGGAATTGAACCCATGACACACGGCTTATAAGGCCGCTGCTCTACCTCCTGAGCTATCCCACAAAGCGCCCGGGGTAGCGAACCGGGCGAAAAGCGTAATGATCGGCGCTGTCTAAACAATGCACCTATACCGTGCGCCGGGGCTTGAACCCGGCTGCTTCCATGCACGGTGGCAAAAACAAAGAAAGATGGGATGGATTTTCCTGCAATTACGATTTACAGGATTGCACACAGACGGAGTCGAACCGCATTTTCAACCTTCCCGCAAGGCTGTGTGCTGTAAAGGAGGAAATACAAATACAAAAAAGAGCCAGCAATCTGTAAGAAATCCTTACAAATCACTGGCTCTGCGTCTGGCGTCTGGCACTTAACGGACGATAGGCTCTGCCTTTCCGTTTTCAATATTCACGAGGCTGGTCGTTTTACATTTCGGGCAAAACACCGGAAGATTATGCGCTGTCGTATCCTTGCGGAATGCTGACCGCGTTTTATTATTACAGACAGGACAGTATACCCTTTTGATATCCATGATTATCATTCCTTTCCATAGCCTTTAATACATTTTACCAAACAAAAAAAGCTATGGCGTACCCATGTTTAAAGCAAAAGCGGCAGGTTTACCCGCCGCCTTTACTCACATCATCTTTCGTAATTTTTCGATATACCGCGAAATGGTCTCCCGTTCTTCTCGGCAGTCCGCATCCTTTGACAGATCTCCAAGCTCTTCTGTTAGCGCATCCATGTGCTCTTCCAGAGCGGCCAGCATACGCCGCTTGCAATCCTCAGACTTGCCGTTGCGATAAGACTGCTTGTTTTCCATGTAATCATCATAAGGGTCATTGTTTCCGTTTCCACGGCTATAGTGACCCTTTACATAGTGCTCCCCACGTCGCGCATAGGAGGATCCATCGTCATAAGCCGTCATGCTCATTCCGTCATCCCTGCTGTATCTCCCACGGCTGTCGCGTTTCCGCCTCTCGCTGTACTCTCCATTCTGGCTATATCCGCCTTCCATTTCGTCAAGGACGGCGTTATAATAACCCTCTTTGCACTTCCAGTATTCCAAATTTTCCATGTCTTTCAACATGTCTATCAATTTGTATGCGGTCTCTAGATTGCCCGTGTTCAGACCTTTTTCCGCGATTTTATCCAGTTCTTCCCGGATGTTCTGCATCAATTTGTAACTCATGGCCTGCCCTCCTTAACCGCAAACCCGAACAGCTGTTATATTCGGGTTGTCTACTAACACAGGAATTGTCCCTGCGTTTTTGATGGAAACGTTTTCACAGCATCCACAGAACACATCGACGTATGTCTGGGACGATGTGTTAAAATACTGCTCTACTGCCGCAGGGGTGGCACGCATCACCGTGCCGCCGAGGATTTCCCCATCTCTGGCAATTCCCAGCGCCACTTCTCCGACCGTTTCCCCGGTCGGTACTGCGACGTTCCCGGAAAATGTAATCAGATATCTACCGGGCTTTACAAGCTTTATCTGCGCGCTTCCAGCCCTGTGTCTTTCTGCACATCCGCCCTTTGTTGCCACTGCCGAAAACGGGATGGACTGCCCTACGGGGACCGTGACCGGCGTTGTGTTTACTAACTCAATCATTTTATTCTCCCTTCATTTCAAAAGGGGCAGACGTTCTCAGCCTGCCCCTTTTTGTGAATAACGGCATCAGCCGAACATCATGGCAAAATGCCACGAAGATACTCCGCCTGAAGTTTTAACATCCGCATCCCGTGTTGCCTCCGTAGCCACATCCGGCGCCAAAGCTAAAGCCTGTCGGGTTTACGATGGACGTGTACGGGGACATTACCGGATAAGACGGAACGGGTGTAGGTCTCAAAGCATTTAAGATGCTGTTTGTCTGTGCGTTGTTAGACAGCTGGAGCTGTGCGGACTGTAACTCTGTCTGCAGAGACTGTATCTTGTCCTGCGTAAACAGGTCGATGATACGCTGTGTTCCGGCGTTCTGTGCGTCAATTACATCTCGGATTCCGTTGTTTACGGTATTCTGGAGGATGTTTGTCTGGGCTGCCATGTTGTAGTTTACGCCAGCAATAGCTTCACGGGTATTGCAACAGCATTGCTGCGTCTGATAACCCAGGTTCGACAGGTTGGCGTTTACGCCAGCAAAGCCGTTGCAAAGCTGGCCGGAAAGGTTCTGGATCCCGTTTTCGATTCCCTGCGTGGAAAGCGCTGCGTCGATATCGGCACGGGTTGCATAACCCTGAAATGCAGGAGAATTTGCTCCTCCACCATTTCCGCCCCAGCCGCCGAAGCCGCCCCAGCCAAACATACCGAAAATCAAGAAAAGGATAATCCATGCACCCCAATCTCCGCCGAAGCCGTCATTTTTTCCTGTGCCGCCGGTTAATACGGCAACATCAGAAGCGGTTAAACCGTCTGTCATAGTAATTATCTCCTTCGATAATGTATTTACAAAACCGTGTGCACCCGGTTGTGTACTATTTAAAAAAGCCTTTAAACATACCCTGCATCTGCTGCGCCATCTGCTGGGCTTGATTTAACTGTTGCTGGTTTATTTTGCCAGACTGCAACAGCCTGTTAATCTCTTCATTCGGATTTCTGCCCTCCATCTCTTTTCGGAATTGCTGGAACTGTTCCAGCATTCCGGCCATTCTATTACCATTCAGGGCCTCAAACAAGGGATTCGCCATGTCTGCCTCCTTCCGGCTTTGTTGCCGTTTCGAGATAACTATATAATTCTTCATATTTGCTTCTCAAATCGTCGTATTCTTTCCGAGTAACGTATTTATCGTCTAAGTTCACTTCCGCCTGTTTCTGTGGCTCTTTCGCGCCCACCGTGACCTCTTTGTAAGCAAAGGTGCGGAGCGTCGGCATCCCGGCGGCATCGGTAGTCTTTATATAAAAATTAGAGTTTTCGGAGTCCATCAAAAGGACGCTTGTATTTGGAGCGACAAGATAAGATTTAGCTCCAGCCTCGCCCTGCACCCACAGGATCCCCTGATTTACCTGCTGCATCTGCTGTGGCTGCTGATACTGAGCCTGCATCTGCGCCAGCCTGTCCATCTGCGGCTGTAGCGGATTTATTTGTCCATACTGATACGGGTTATAGCCGTATCCTTGATATGGTAATGCCATGCCTGCGCCTCCTATGACTAATTCAATGACTTTCTATAGCTAAATTATGGCATAAAAAATAAGCCTCTGACAGTTCATCAAAGGCTTACAAAAGTATCAAATTAGCATACCCGTATTATCTTTTTGTTTATTCGCTTGCTTATTCTTTTCACAGTAGACACACTCACGTTCATCATCTCCGCGCATCTTTCCATCGAGATATTCTGCGCCCGTAATTCAAAAAGCTGCCGTTCATCCGGTGTAAAATTGCAGTATTCGCGGAAAAAATCCAACTCAAATACTGTAAAATCACATACCTTCAAAATTACTCCCCTTATTGTGTTATTGTGTCTGTGCCAGATTAAGATGTATAGCCTGTATCGTTTCCATAGCGCCTATCTATCGCTCCCAGTAGTATATCGGGATCTCCTGTCCGCTGTCCCATGTGTCCCAGTAATGTCCATCTTTGACGCACACCACATGGCCGTCTATCCCGAGCACATACGTCCCCGTTGGATGATCTCGGCAAAAATCGTCTACCGTGTAAACATGCTGTCCGTGGTCGTCTACGATATACCGCCGGAAACCATTTTCACGCAGGTATGCGCCCCAGACAACGTTTGCAGACGGCATATCCGAAAGCTGGCAAGCTTTTACCATAATGCCGGAAAACGCGGTTTCCCAGTCAACAGACATCGCCTTGCATATTGCCCTTATAACACAATCTCCGACGCGCTGAGAGCGTGGATTTGGATTGAATTTTGCCCAATGACTCATTTCCCAGTCCCTTCTTTCTCCGCATGTCTTTTTGCCCCTTTATTTGCTGCCTTTTGCTGCGGGTATCCGAATCCCGCTAATGCATTCCGATCATACTGCGGCTGTAATCCATGTTCTTCGCAATACTGGTTATAAGCCCTGTTCTGTCCCTGCAATCGGTAAGCCAGCTTATCATATTCCTGCTGGAGCTTTTCCCGTTCCGCGCCGGACGCCCATGCAAGCTCTTCCTGTTTTACTATCAACTGCCGTTTCGTCTTTCGGATTCCGCGCTCCATAGCTCGCTGCTTCTGACTGTCCTCATACCGTTTTAGATTCTCAGCATCGGTAATTTTATTTCCGCTTCCATCCAGCAGATTCCCTTCTGCGTCCCTCCACGGATTCTTCATCCGCTTGTCAAACAACATATGACCGTGACGACAGTTATAGCCATGCAGCCCTCTCATATCCACAACCCTGCCCTCTCCCGTGGTCAGATCAATATCATACCCCGTCGATTCCAGCAGGTTCGGATATCCAGGCTCGCTTCCGTCAATTTTAAATACACGGCCCTGCCATTCGTCATGACCCGCAAGCAAGGGCTGCCCGTCGCGCCTTACTCTTGCCCCGAGGTGCGCCGAGGTCAGCACATACTCTGTACCGCTGTCCACGATGTATCTATTTGTTAGCTGCGCCGCCGTCTGATTCATCGACGTCACTACACAGCATCGTACCGCCGCTTCCAGCGTCCGCCGCGCCCCTGTCGGATAATCTACCATAATGCCGCGTCCCGCATACGCATCCAGCACATCCGCTATGGCTGCGGGATAGCTTTGCACTCCGCTTGCCACCCTTACATCGGCTTCGTCGAGCAGCGCCACAAGGTCTTTCTGGCTTTGCTCCAGCGTCGTCCTTGTTAGGTTCTTCAACTCCGCTCGGCTTTTTATGTACTCTGCTTCGATAACAGCCATATAGCGTGCATTTTCAAGCGGAGACTGCGCCGCGATACCCATTTCTGACAGTGTAACCGCATCATCTTCCCACGATGTCAGCACGGCACCACGCAGGAGCTTCCGCAGTTCTTTTTCGCTCAGATCTGTCAGTTCCATGATCCGCCGCTGTATCTCATCCCGGCTTTCCCCCAACTGCTCCAGCCTGTACAGCAGTCTATCCGCTGTGGCTGTGATCTTCCCGGATTTTAAAATCCTTCTGGCGATATCCCGCAGGATAAAATCTTCCAGCCGTTCGTAGAGTTCTAATATTCGATCAGCTTTCCCTTCAAAATACTCTGGTCTCAGCATCACTCTTTCCCCACCGTTTTTCTCACAAGATTCAGCCAGTCGTCTTTATGCCGCCTTTTGGCTTCCTCGAACCATTCAGACGTTGTTCCCGGCTCGTGATATTTAATCCGTCTCTGCGTTGGGCTTTTGTTGGGAGGGGATGTCCACCCTATGATGTTCCCCTCTGCGTCTTTCAGTGGGATATTCGGGCCGTACACAACGCCCTTGTATAAATAGTGAGCATATGGCGTGTCATACTCAATAGTGCCGCCGTATACCCCGTCTGGATATCTCACACTGTTTCTTAGTGCGCCCTGCCGGAATGGAACGAAGGGGGCGCTGTCCGCCACTACCTGCATATTCAAAAGCTTCTGGGCTTCCAGCAGATTATCGTCTATGCGGGACGTATCGAGCTTAATCTCCACGTCCCCAACTTTCGTATCCAGTTCCATTCTACCACCTCCCGCATTTTATGGCGTACCCTTATTTCATCTTTGCGTATCCCACGCTCATCCCCGCGCCAGCATCGTTTCTCACGGTCGTTGTTGGGCTGTAGGTTCGCAATGACCTGTATTTTTCAAGTTCTTCGGTGGATAAAGGTCTCTCAGTTTGGTAAGTTGCATATAGTATCTTGACTTTTTTTTCGGCTAACAGATTTAGCATCTGATCATCATTTTCATACAACTCCGCCGGAATTGAAACATACATTGCTTCTGATTGAGATTCGTTCGAAATGACATACGCTGGATTGCGACTACTGACGTTCGCCACAAATCTTAAGCAATTTGACATTATCGTATGTCTTGTTTTAGCCTTTTTCCGTGGAATTGGAAAAAAGTAAGCGGAAACAATGTTTTTACTGGAAACACCACTATTCTTTGTCACCGCGGTTATCCCTTTCCCAAATTCTGCAAATGCAACATTCTGTACATATACACCCCGTTTTAAGTCCACTTCATCGCACAACCACTGCTGCCCTGATGCATCAGTGTAGTTTCCGTTGTCTATTGTCGGAACGCCCGGAAGCCCGTTTGGTGTGGGGATGATGAGCGTCTGGGCGGGCTTGTAGGGTTCGTAGGAAGTAGCATTCATGGGGGTTCTGGTTATCATCGCCTTGACCTTGCCCTTGAAGGCTGCCGCAGTCCGAAGAAATATTCGGAATTTATCTCCATCCATTATTTCTATTTGTGCTGCATTTGTTCCGACGGAATACCCCAATATAACATTTTTCCCTTTTCTCCATACAACGACATACAGATATACATCCTGTGTGCCTGAATAAATATAATATTTTCCCGCTGTCATCAACGCAAATTCATCATACCCACTTTCAACGTTGCCATTATTCTGTCCAACAGCATAAATATCTGTTTCCCTGTCAACATCAACTTGCACACCATCCGCAAAAACCTCAAATCCATTACCCTTCTGCCCCACCTCAAACGGCAGAAGGTTCGTCCCAGTAACCGTAACCCCTATCTCCCCGCTCTGTCCTGCGCTTTTAATCTCCTGCGGGTACTCCGGTGACGGGGAGGGCTTGCCGCCGGTGTAGGGCTCGTAATTGGACGCAGTTGGCTGTGTTTTGGATATCATCGCCTTAACCTTGCCATTAAAGGCTTCTTCGAGTCTGAGGAATATCCGAAACTTATCTCCATCCATTACTTTTATTTTTGCCGCAACTCCTTTCATGGAACTTCCCAATGTGATATTTATCCCATTTCTAAATGCAACGACAAATAAATTCACAGATGCACTATCTGAATAAACATAATATTCCCCAGATGCTAATAACGGGAAATCGTCGTATGAACTTTCGTTGCCCATGCCACTGCGTCCCACTGCATAGATGTCATCCTTTCTTGCACCGGATATCGCTATCCCATCTTTAAATACTTCAAGCCCTTCTCGCTTTTCTCCTACCTCAAACGGCAACAACTGCGCCCCAGTCGTGCTCACCTGCGTTGATTTGCCGTAGAGGGTAAGGGATTCCAGCCCACGATTCCCCTTTGAATTTTCCAAGAGGGCGGGGTTGCCGGTAACGACCGTGAGCACAACGCTGTACGCATCGGCTACCAGCACCAAGAAATGCTCCTCTCGTGTCACAGGCGGAAAGACTTTCCCCTCTCCGCTGGCAATCGCCGCCCAGTAATATTCTAATCGTGTCACAGGCGCAGGGATGCTTCCGCCCCATACTCCTGCTACCTTTGCCATGTAATACTGCAATCTCGTGACGGGCTGCGGGGTATTGCCGGAATAATCCCCTGCCATAGTCGCAAGGTAGTATTCTTCAATTGTCACTGGTTCCGGCGTGTTTCCCTCATATGTCCCTGCAATCTTTGCAAGATAATACTCTTCTCTGGTTATCGGCTCCATCTTATTCCTCCCCGAACAGCCCCGTTTCCTTCGGCTGCGCTTCCGTCACCATTGCCTTCGCATCTTCCTTTGTCATGCCCTCGAATTTGGCAAAATACATCCACGCGGGCACCTTGCCCTGCACAACATAGCTCCACCATCGCGCTCTGTCCTCTTCGCGGTTGTAAGTGATGTCCCCGAAGTCGTATACCACTTCATAAACTCCGACAGGGGCAAGCGCGTATAAATCCGCATACACCGACATGGCATATATAGCATCATTAAGGCAACTCTCCAACTTGTCCCGCACGTCCTTAATAAACTGGATGGTTCGCTGCTGCTCCGCTTCCACGCCCGTCGCTGTCTGGATGCCGCTCGCCTCGTTAAAGACAAAATAGCCGTTTGAGAACCCGCATTTATACCCTATCTGGGACAGGAGGGCATTGATCCCGTCTAGACGTGTGGCTGTGTTAAGCTGCGGTGTAACCTCCTGATAAAACTCTTCCGAGCTGTTGCCGAACACGTTTTTTACATAATGCGGAAGCTTAACGTCTGGGATGCGCCCGTTAAGGTTCGTCCCGCTGTCAAACATCAGCCTGTCATCTGCAAGGATGATCTTCTCGCTGTCATATATCTCACCGGCGTTCCGGCTGTATGCGATGTCCAGGTCTTTCATTTCTTCGATGGCTTCTGCGTATATCGGCATTCCCAGCGGAGAGGAAAGATCTATGTTGTTTGCAGCAGGGGTGCGGAACACTCCGTACATGGGGGAATCAAGTCTTTCGTTCCCGCCCTTGAGAATCGGCGGCGTTTCCTCCAGCAGATCAGCCCACTTTGTCTGCTCCAGCGGGATAGGATCGCCGAGGGATTCGCTGCTCTTTGATACATATGCCCTGTTGGATATCACATACGGGTATATCACGCCCGCCTCCGTCCTCGTCTCGACAAACCTATGATACTCCAAGCGTGTATAAAACTTTTCGTTAGCCGCATAGCTGTCTTTAAACACAACGCCCGTTATATTCCCGTTATCGTCCTGCTCCGTCACGAAAAAGTCCAGAGGGGTAAACATATCAAGCCCGCCGCCATTAGGCTTTACAATGATCGTGCCATAAGCACAGCCATACTCTACCCAATGACGCATGCTATAATAGGCTTTATCAATCTGCTCCTGCAACCACGCCCCGCGTGCGCCGCCGTCAACCTGGATTTTAATCCCCAGCGTGACGAGCCGCGCCGTCTCGGAGCATACCGCCTTTGCAAAATTGATAGTCTTTATTCGATTATCTGCGTCTAACCAGTACGGCGTGCCGCGGTAGATGTTGGCACACTCTGCGACCTTTGCCATCATCTGCGCAGACGTGGTATCCTTTACCCTAAAATCTTTCTCAGCCTGCTTTTTAAATATCATATTAAACCACCTTTTGACTGTCTGTATAAGTCCCATTTCTGCAATCCCCTGTGCCGTGTATTCTTAGGCTGTGTTACCTCTGCGGTTAAATTTAGATTCAAATGCATAGCGTGTAGCATCGATCGAATGGTTATTTGCATCCGGATAACCACTGATGATGTTGCCGTCTTTGTCCCGGTCATATTCGTATTCGGTAAATTCGCGGAATACATTCGGTGTCCTGCGCTTGTCTATAACGATCTTTCTCCGCATCAGCCACTTCATTCCATATTCGACGCTACCGGGTCCTTTTATCGCCGGCCGCGCCGGAAGTCCCATGCTTCGGTAATCGTTAATAGATTTCGGTTCGGCGCTGTCGCAGGTTATGTGGTAGTCCGTATAACCTTTTTCTTTGATCCAGTTTGCCGTTATTTCATTCGATTCTTTGTTGACATAATGTTCGTCTATAAAAAAAATCGTCTCGCTGTCCGCGTCATAGTAGCATCTTACAAACGCGTATGCGTCCGGGTACCAACCAAAGTCAACGCCCTGATAGATCACATCCATCCTGTCTATTTCTTCATCGGTGATCTCACGCAGCTCCAAAAGCTCAAATACGTTTCCACCTGTCCCGACTGCGTTTCCTAGATACTCATGGTCGTATGCGCGCGGATTTGTGAGCCTTAAGTGCTCTGCGCTGTCAAAGAATTCATCTCCCAGCCACTCACGCGGCACACTTCTGTAGTCGCTTTTGTGGTTGTATGCCCGTCTATCCTCAATTTGCACATATTCATTTGCCCAGTTATTGCGATTGATCGGCGGGTTGAACGTTTTAAACACGACATAATTATGACCGCCACGCAGGACTGACTGCTCCGCCATTCGGATCTCTTCTGGCCCCTTAAAGATGTCCAGTTCCTCGAACCAGAGATACTTGAAAAATCCTGTGGCCGCCTTAATGGATTTTGTCTTTTGTGCCTTATCCAGACCTCTAAAGATAATCTTTTGTCCTGTTGGCAGGTAAGTAAATTGCATTGGATTTACATTGCCGCGCCAGTAATCTGACACGCCCAGCGCATCTATCCCCCACTGGATCTGGTTATAAACAGAATCCCGCAGCATTGCGGAAAATTTATGGAATACTGCCGCGTTTGCCTCCGGGTTTTGCATCATGCCAAGCGGGAGCTCTACAGACACAAAAGAGGACTTTCCGGATCCTCGTCCTCCGTAAAGGTTATAGTACTCGTGCCGTCCTTCTTTTATGTCCTTATGCACTTTGTAAAAAGCCGGAGCAATTAAGTCTGTCAGTTTTATCCTTGCTGCCTGCTGTGCTTCCATTTAGTCTCCCTGCTTTTCTGTTTCCGCGTCTGGGATATCGTCAATAATCGTGACCTTCCCGGATGCCTCAACCTCCATCTGGTCACGCTGTCCTAACCACTGCTTGCCTAACCAAATAGCCATTGTCGGATTCGTCTCCGCATGCTTGAACTGAAGTCTTCGCAGGCTTGCTTTGCCCTTCTGGCTCTTTTTTTTATAAGTCTCCGCAAATCCCTCTTTGTACGTCCTCACACACCATCTCTCAACGGTGTCTTCGCTACATCCGATAACTGCTGCAATCTCCGCAAGTGTGCACTGAATCGAACATAAGTTCTCGAATACTTTTTGATCTATTGGTATTCTTTTTCGTCCGCCCTTATTTTCCATCAAATTCACCTCTTAACTCTTGAATATTTATAGCCGTATTTTTTCTGATTTTTTTTCAACCAGTTATTTACGGCAGTATCATAATCTTTTCCACTCATTGTCGCTGTCTTCACTGCTTTAACGAATGAATTGCTCTTGAAATGCGTTCCTTTTTTGAAAATATAGTCATACTTTTTCCCACTTGCCACGATGGCACTTGATTGCCTGTCCATAGCTGTGCTGATAAGGTCTGCATCTGAAAAAGCTCCACCGTTTGGGTGATTGTGCAAGATGATTGTGTTTCTTCCTCTGGATCCAATACGTACGCTTGACTTGTTCCCCTCGACATATTGATGTACATATCCTTGACCATCCACTTCGTATGCCCATTCATGGTCAGAATCAACATGATTTTTTCGGAAATCACGCATAGCTGTCTCAATATTCTTTGTCTTAATCCTCGTATTGGCATAAGCAGGAAGTAAGCCCCTCGACTTGTCTCCTCGCCCATCTCCCTTTGCATGGCTAAATTTAAATGTTTTGCTCTCACCCGAGCTCCCTCTTCCACCGTTAATCGGAGGTATGTATAGGGTGTCTGTGGAAAGAATGATATCTTCTATCGTCTCCCCATCAATCTTGTATTTCAACGCGTCCTCGATTGTCTTAAATGTATTGGATTCTCCAGTCTGCTCATTCCACAGCTCAAGTGGCTTTCTGAACATAATCAAATGCTCTTTTAAATAAAAACCGTTGAGCCGTGAAAAGCAGTATCGAAAATGTTCAATCCTCATCTAACTCTTGATTATCCTTTCTGCGTTATGATTGCTAACATATACAACTTTGGTGTTTTTAAAATTATATCCAACATCACCGCCGTAGCATATTACAGTTTTTGGTTTCAATCGTTCCATAGCTACATCCATGCCTGCCGTGAACATCTCAGCACATTTTCGATCCCGCTTAACTCCTATTGTGGATACTGATACAGTCCCGCCATTTGGCAGTCCATCAAAACAGAAATCGAATGACCGCACATCTGCCCATTGGAGCGTTGGAATAACCTGTATCCCTGCATCCTGCATCATCTGTCCGATCAGTCTACTCCTGTACACATTCCATAACTGCATAGTAAGCGGCATGTTACTATATGTCGAAAAGTCCGGTGTCAGTGCGCAGGAAAACATCTTGAGTTTCTCGATATACCGTTGCGGTTGATTCCATATCCGTTCAAACTGATAATCATCAACATAAAAGTGAATCCCTTTTTCATATTCTTTTGATGTTAGTAGATAATTGAATGATATAAGATCCTTTGGTACATAAGTAGTCTTCTCAAGAACAGGAATATCATATTTCCCAGTGACTCTACTCATGTCTACCTCGTCCAGATTATAAGCGGAATATGTCCTTTCTCGTTCGTCTCCGTAATATCCATTTTCCTCTTCTTCTGGATCTCTTCCTTGGTCTTCTTCCGGGAACCCAAAATCGCTCATATCGACATCGAAAATATCATCCAGTTCTGCATTCAGCAGGTCAAAATCCCATTCAGCTTTTTCAGCTACTTTATTATCTGCCAACCTGAATGCCTTTATCTGCTCATCTGTCAGGTCGTCTGCAATAATACACGGAATTTCTGTCATCCCTAGTTTTTTCGCAGCTTTATACCTTGTATGACCTGCAACGATAACGTTGTCTTTATCAATCACAATCGGAACTTTGAACCCAAACTCTTTGATGGATTCAGCAACGTACTTAACAGCATCATCGTTCTTTCTCGGGTTATTCTCGTATGGTTTTAAGTCTTTCAGTGCGATGTTAATTATATCCATGTTTCATGCTCCTATTCCCTCTGATTTTACCATTTCTTTCTGTTCACTTTGTACCCGATTCATGCTTACATCCATCATGTGGTAAAAAAGCCGCTGGTAACCGTAAAAATCTGTCCTGCTCTTCGCTGTAAAATTGGCTGGTAGAAATTTTGATTACGAGCCCCGTTGACAGTATGGCGCGCTGAAGCTTTTTCATGACGGCATTACAATTCATATCACACCCCCATACAGTTATTATTCTATTTTACCATTCTCGTTTCCTGATCCGCGTACCCCTTTTACACAATTGCATGTCCTTCCAGTATCATATAGCTGTTGTATAGATATATCGTTTTCCTGCGATACCCATAAAAATCTTTCCTCCCGATAGGGATGTTGCATATCTTTGAGATGTTGTCATACCCCAGCCCTGATGTCAGGCTAAAAAACAGATATTGCGCCAACTCTGCATATGCGCTTTCCGCAGCCAGAAGCAGCAGTTCCAATTCCCTACCCTTTGCGTTTTTGCACTTGTCTTCTATTTTTTTTACCTCATTGTATGTCAGACCGTAACCATTAAAGTATGTGTCCCTTGTTCCCACATCCCCCACCTTCTTTCTTTTTGCTTTATTTTTTTGTTACCCTATCCCAGTCCCGCAGGATTTATCTGTGTAGACAGAGGGAACCAGCACACAAGCTGGCGCGCCGGACGCTGTCCTGCGTTGTCTCGCTCTGCTTTTCCTGCAGCCGCCTGATCTGCTGCTCGGTCTCCCGGATCAGCTCACAGGCGTCTATGTAGTCGGATAAAAGTTTCTTATCCATCGGTGCCACCTTCTTTCTCATCCACTTTCTTACTTAAATATCAGTTTAATCTTCCAGCCACTTGTTATCAAAATAGCAAAATCCAATTACAGCACCTGCAGTCAGAGCTATCCATAAAGCCCAGAACATTTCATTCGCAACACTATGCGTACAACTGTCTAATGCTTGCTCAATGGTATAATCTTTGAAAAATCTGGAATTATACGAAATCGTTCCGTCCGATAACTTGGTATATACAGTCCCTGTATGCTTAGGGGATGTCCCGTAATACTTGTACCGTACCTTTACAAATTCCCCAGACTTCCAACTATATTCTCTCCCAGATTTTATTGTCTCTATGTGATTGTCCAGAGAATACGGGATTTTATCATACGGAAATTCGATACCACAAAACATAATATTTTCGGAATGTTTGCTTTCTCTGTCCTCGATTTCCCATTCATAGTATACTTCTACTTTTGTGTGCTTTTTACCTTCTGAATCTGTTTCTGTCACTTCTCTTTCATGGCGTTCATATCGTTCTTCTATCTTTTCAACATGAAGATATTCCCCGCCAATCTCATCAAAAGTCACTGTATCAACCGCTTGCAAATCTCCATACACAAAAGCATTTCCAACATTTGTGTCCATGCCATACCGAAATAATTCAGAGTCCTCAATATGCACTGCCTTCTGGTATTCGGCGTTCTTATCGTTCTGCATATCAGTTATTTTTCCAGATATAAAGAAACCGACTATTAGCATAACGGCGGCGATTGCAACGCTGATGATGATTTCGCGCTTGGTTATTTCCATAAGCTATTCTCCAAATAAATCCTGCGGTGCGTCAACTGGTGCTTGATAATCCAACCGCTGAAATTTCAAAACCTCATAGCCTGTCCAGTCGAGGAAGATTCTTGCTGGAAACTTCTTTACATACCTGTTATAAGCTGTTACGGATTTATTGTAATTTTCCCGGTACTGGGCAAGCATGTTTTCGGTAATAGACAATTCATTCATGAGTTGCTTATAATTCTCATTGCTTTTCAACTCTGGATAAGCATATGTAACTTCCGCGATCACAGTATTTACATCTTCTACACTGTTCCCTTCGCTCATTCCATCTGCAAGTCCAGTCAATGTTTCTGATTCATGCCGATCATACTGTTTTACACAGTCTGCCAGATTATAAACCAAGTCAACCCTGCGTTTCTCCTGCACTTTAATGTCAGATTCAGCGGTATAGACCGATTCTTCCAGACTGATTGCCCGATTCTGTACTGACTGCACTCCAAACACACACAACAAAACTACTGCCACTACTACTCCTACAATAATCAATGGTAATTTCCAATTTTTCATAGTTCTTTTCCTTCCTTTAAATGCTCATTTTCGCCTTTGCAAAATACATCTGGCTAATCACCAATCGTGAAAAAAATCATAGGCAACACCCCAGCAAAGGCTGAGAGTATTAACACATCTCCCATTCTGCTGGAGCGGTCCATACTAAACGCCAGAATAAATAGTATCAGCCAAGCCGCAGCCGCTATTATGCCCAACTTTCCTAAAATATCCTTTTTGTCCATTTTCTTATCCCTCTTTAATCAGGTCAGATTTTTTCGATTCTTCCCACGTCAGCCCTTCCAAGAGCTTCCTCCGTTAAATTCCAGTTTACCTGTCTATTATTTTTAAAATGCCAAACGAAAAGGCTACATATCCTTCTGCTAATCCGATAAATGCATCATCAAGCATATATTTAATTATTGCTTGGATTTCTCTGCCAGAATACTTAATATTATCCCATTCTTTTAAAACAATGCTGTCTCCAACCTGGAAATCTCTATCATCTTTTCTGATTTCGAATGTCTTTTTCCCATCCAAAATTGCTTCGAAATACTTAGGATATATTTTTAATTCGTGTGTTTTGCTCATACTTCCTCCACTAAACTTTAATTTACAACATTACCAGGTCACCCTTGTTGATAAGCGTACTGGCAATGCTTCTTGTTACATGCGTCATAATTTCAGCCTGTGAATGATTTTCTGCAGCATACTTTCTAACAGAATCCAAATCATAAGAAAATCCTGCATCGTCAAGGTACTGTCTGATAAACCGCTCATTGTCTTCCGCTGAAAGCCTATGTAACTCATGCTTTTCTGTAAATCTACGCTTCACTGCGGTATCGACATCATCTATGAGGTTTGTTGCGGCAATAATTACGTGGTCATTCGTAACGGAATCTAACAGCTGTAACAAGCATGTTGTACTTCTGGAAACTTCTGCGCTCGCTCCTCCTCCACCGTATTCCCTCTTTACTGCTAAGCTGTCTATCTCGTCTAACATTACAACGCATTGTTGCCGCCTGATGAAACTAAACAGATTAGTAAGATTCTTCGCTGTACCTCCAAGATAACTGTCAAGCATTCTTGAAAAATTCACATATAAATATGGCATTCCAAGCTTATACGCCACATACCTCGAAAAAGCCGTTTTTCCGACTCCACTCTCGCCATAGAGCAATGTTGCATTCAGATACGGGATCTGTTTCTCCATAAGCTGTAAACTCACATCGTTCATGTTCTTGATTAGCTCAAATAACTTTCTTTCATCCTGCGTTAAATAATATCTGTTTTCTAGGTAGGTATTCGTGAGATCTTCCATTGTTGCAAACTTTTGTACGTCCGGTGGCAGACTAATCAGGTTCATTCCTCTTAATCGCAACAGGTTTTTATATTTTTCCACGGCATGATGATTTTTCTGAGTAGTGTCCTCTGCGCAGCAACATAACGCTGCAGTCTTTGCTTTTGTAAAATCATTTTCGGCTACATATCTCACCAGATTCAATTGGCTTTGTGTCATTCCCATTTTCGCTTTTCCTTTTCTGTTTAATTTATGGTCAGATTTTTTCGATTACCTTCCGATACAGCTCTCTGTACTCTTCCAGCAGTGCTTCTGCTCTTTCCGCCCGGATCATCAGCTCCTGCACCTCTGCATCGCAACATTTTTGTGGATCCGCAGGAGCGATATTGCTCGGAATTTCCACTGGTACTTCCCGGACAACTTCTTTTTCTGTGATCTGCGGTTCAATCCCGATCGACGCTGCATGCTTGTTTTTAATATCTGCCAGCTGCTCATCTGTTACTGTACGGAGATATTCTTCAAAACTTCTGGATGGTACATAGTACATTCGATCGCTGGACCCGTACCGCAGCCCCTCGCAATTTACCTCAATGTCTGTGTGTACGCCTTCTTCCGCCAAGTGAATTACATACGCCATTGCCCCGTGGTCTGCTACCACCAGCACGATCTTCTCTGTCCCTGTGACAGTTCGTGTTCTCCAAACCTCTCCGGTTTTATTTTCTGTTCCCATATTCTTGTCCTCCTGCAGCTTCCTGCGCTTTATTCTCTCTTCTCTTGCTACCGCGATGATTGCCCGGCAGGCTGTTTCATCGCGGTAGCCCTCTGCGTTTTTATACATTTCTGATCTCCAATTATTACGCAAAACGCATCTGTCCTGACTTCTCTGACTGTATCCTATCCATCCTACAGATAGGCTGCCTTTTCGCTATACATAATTCTGGCAAATTCGCTTTTACCAGTGCTGCCGGTATAGGCGGGCATACAGCATTACCGCATCTTCTGACCTGCTCAGCTCTCGGGTATGCCTTGCCGTCACAGTCCCGGTCGATGATATAATCTTGTGGGAATCCTTGGCAGCCATACAGCTCTTTAGGTTCCAGCATCCGCAGACCAATGTCCACAATCTGGTACTCTGTCCCGTAGATCGTCACCAGTCCGAAACGATCCTGCGCTGTGATCGTGTCAAGCGGCTCTTTTATATCCTGTCCTGTGCCGGATCCGTAATACTTTGTCAAGAACGCTCTCACCTCTCCAAAATGCCCGTCTCCGCAAGTAATCGTATGTAGCGGTTCCCTTGCATCCTGCCCAGTGCCGCTTTTGTAGAATTTACTGATAAAGGACGTCACAAGCCCGTACCGGTTTGAACCGTCTACCGTCATAATCGGTGCCTCAATTTCCTGACCGCGCACCTCGTCTTTTGTTGTCTCTGAGTGGTACTGGATCAGAATAGGAATTTTTGTATCGTTTGATTCGTCCTTGATAATGAACGGTTCCGGATTGTCCAACACAAACTTTTTGATTCCTCTGCCGATTCTATCCATTGTCTTTTTGGCAAGCGGTCGCACTGCCCGGATTCCGTATTTCTCTTTAATTTCTTCCGATGTTTCGAAAATCGATGGGCACGGAAGGGAAAAGTCAAGTTGTGTATATGCTCCGGCATAAGGCTTAAGTAGTCCGGCTTTTACTTCTTCACTGTCTGCCGGTGCATGTGTTGGCTTAGGCCATACAATCGGTCTGCCGTCACATCGTGCAATTATAAAGAATCTCTTCCGCATGGTCGGCGCACCGTAATCGGCCGCAACCAATTCCTTAAACTGCACTTCATAGCCCAAATCTGTAAGCTGCTGCACAAACTTTCCAAATGTTTTACCCTGTTTCGCCTTAATCGGATGATGCCCTCGGTTAAGCGGTCCCCAGGTCTTAAATTCCTCTACATTTTCCAACATAATTACTCTCGGTCGGACAAGTCCCGCCCACCGACAGGCTACCCACGCAAGGCCACGGATAAATTTATCCTTTGGCTTACCGCCTTTCGCTTTTGAGAAATGCTTACAATCTGGTGAAAACCATGCAAGGCCTACCGGGTGTCCATTGCATGCTTTTACCGGATCCACCTGCCATACATCTTCGCAGTAATGTATTGTGTTTGGATGATTCGCTTTATGCATCCTAATTGCTTCTGGATCATGGTTAATTGCAATATCTACGCTGTACCCTGTTGCCATTTCGATTCCGGTGGATGCTCCACCTCCGCCGGCAAAATTATCAACAATCAATTCTCCGTTTATCATTTTCTTTTAAGGAGCCGATGCGCATCTTCCCGGGAAGCTCCGTCTCCTTTCGATTTTTATTTACACCCTGCTGCCCCGCAGGAACGCATCCTGCAGCTCGCTCTTCCACGCCGGTTCTGCCTGCTCCCACACACGTTCCACCATGTCGCACTGGCAAACAATCTCTGTTGCCCACTCCCGGATTTTCCGAAGCCTATCCGCATCCGGTGCGAAGCCTGCACACTGTTCGATCGAGATCGCCAGCTCCATGATCCGGTTATCTGCCGCCATCCATACCGGTTCGGCATCCGGCGACTTTTTAATCCATATTGCCATTGTCCTGTCTCCTTTGTCCTATCCTGTCAACATCCTGCTCCAGGACGATGCTTTCTCCGGCTTTATAAATCCGGTACAATGGCACGCCCGACAGGGCTGCTAATACAGTTATTATCTTTCGCATTTTTACCTCCTGCGCGGCTCACGTTCCCGCTCCCTGTTCCTCTGCCACTGCAAATTCTCCGTTCTTCATCGTATAAAACGTATTTTCTTTTATGCGCTCACCGTCCACTTTTTCCATTTTTGCGCAAACTAAATTGTTATCATCGTCATACTCAGCCAGGACAAGATAACAGCCTTTTTCCCCTCTTGCTTTTCCACATCTTCCCCACGATACGGCCACGCCGTCTTTTCCCGTGTTGGTTGCGGCGCTCTGGTTTCCCGTGTTGGTTGCGGCGCTCCGGTTTCCCGTGTTGGTTGCAGCGCTCTGGTCTCCCGTGTTGGTTGCAGCGCTCCAGTTTCCCGTGTTGGTTGC